ATATTCTTGGTTAAGAACTGCGGCGGTAATTACGCCGCCCAAAGTCGCAGCATCCGTAAAAGTTACAAAGTCATCCGCCAAAGCGCCGTGTTCGTTTTCCGTTACAGTAATGGTGCAGCAACCAACCGCGGCCCCATCCGCATGAGACGCGGCAGTCGTACCGTTTTGGCCCCTAGCGCAACCCAGCAAAGTAACGCTGGAAATAGAGGCGTAGGTTATTTCTTCAGAACCTATCTTAATGCGACCCGAAGCAGGAAACCCCGTGGCGCTGTCTATTACAATAGTCTCCGCAGTGGCGTCGATAGCTCCGTTAAGAGTGTCCGCGCCCGTAGCAAAGGTGGCATCACCCGCGCTCGTTGTTAAACGAATTGGGGTGATGTCGTAGTACTGCGTTCCCTCTAGTATGTAATACTTTAGGTGCGTTCCAACTCCGATAAAACTTGTGCCGTCTAACGCGGACCACGGGTGCAATGCGCGGCATGTTCCTAAGAAGGCTGTACTAGAGTACTTAGACCAACCTCCTATTTTCTCAGGGAACCCAAAACGAAACCTAACCTTATCCACATCAAACCAACCGCCCTCGTTACTATAAGAGGTGGTTTCTCGGTTTATTCCGGGCTTGAACTGGAGCTTGGTCAGGGGCATGGCGTCATCCTTACGAGTTTGCCGCAATAGCAGCATTAGCAGCAGTCATACTTTCTGTAGTCCAGTAGTCTTTTGCCACCATGATTTGCAGATGCTCTACATTGCGAGACACTGTGTCAGCCCAATCTGCATCGGACGTATCCTCTGGTTGACCAGCGTTAATCAGAGCAACTGAGTGACCCATTGCGGTGTAGTTCTGTGCGATTTCTTCTGTGGTTAGTGTATCAGTCATGTTTAGTTTCCTTCTAGGGCTGTGATCCGTGCTTCTAAAGCATCGTTCTTTGCGGAGAGTTCTTGTAGGGCTTTGACTAAGTGCCAAGTTAAGTTGTCAGGGTTTACGGAAAGAACTCCTGTGGTTTCTTCTTTTACACAATTGGGTAGAATGGTTTGGATTTCTTGTGCTATAACACCAACCTGCATACCAGACTTCTCAATAACGGTGTGGTTTTCAAGTTCAGTAATCTCATCAACAGTACGATATTCAAAGTTACGAATCTGTAATTGCTTGAGTTCAGCAAGGCCAATGGTACTGTCAACAATGTTCTTCTTTAGTCTACGGTCTGATGTTGTTGACCATGTTGATGCGTTATTACCTTGGTAGACTGCGCCACTATTAGGCGAGATAAACCCAGTGTTTGCTCCCTTTCCCACCTGTGCTGTACCAGAGCCAACAACTATTTCACTGGATACGGTAGCAGAGGAAGGCTTCGCAGTAAAACCAACCATTACATTGTATGATCCAGTAGTTATGTTATTTCCTGCACCATTCCCTAACAAGGTATTGCCAATGCCAGTTGTGACTGCTGTTCCAGCAGTATAGCCAAAAGCGGAGTTGTTTGGCCCAGTAGTGTTTGCATATAAAGCATTTAGACCAGTACTAACATTGTAACTTCCCGTTGTATTACTGTAAAGACTGCTACTTCCCATTGCTACATTCTGTGCACCAGTAGTATTACTAAACGCAGCATGATACCCAACGGCAGTGTTGTTGTGTAACGCCAAATCACCCACGGCAGTGTGGGCGGATGCGGTATTGTTATACAACGATTGATCCCCAACGGCGGTATTACTGTTACCTGTTACGTTGTCATTCAGGGCGTTTCTACCAACCGCTACGTTATCCGCACCAGTAGTGTTATTCGCCAAGGCCAAAGTACCAAATGCTGCGTTTCTCGCTCCAGTTGTATTATCAAGTAGTGCCTGATACCCAAATGCGTCTATAGTACCAGTAGTATTCGCATACCCAGCCTGATACCCAACTGCCGTGTTGTTGGATGCGGTGGTGTTTGCCTTTAAAGAATCCATACCGACAGATACATTATAGCTACCAGTAGTATTAAGGTGTAAGGCCCTTTCACCAAGTGCTACGTTCTGTATGCCTGTTGTATTTGTATAGAATGAACGCCACCCAAGTGCCGAGTTACTTACGCCTGTAGTAGTGCTGTATGCAGCCTGATACCCAACTGCGGTGTTTTCGGATGCGGTGGTGTTGGCACTAAGTGCTGAAGTACCCAATGCAGTATTCTGACCGCCAGTTGTATTAACTCGTAGCGAAGAAACACCCATTGCAACATTATCTGCCCCGCCAATATTTGTCAGAAGTGATGCGTAACCCACGGCTGAGTTATTGGAGCCAGTGTTAGCACTAAGGGCTAAAGTCCCAAAAGCGGAGTTCGTGGTTCCAGTAATATTAGTTTGAAGAGTACCCTGCCCGAAAGCACAATTGTTTGTACCTGTTGTATTTGCTTTTAATGCTTGATAACCAAAAGCGGTTGTTGGTGTACCCGTAGTATTGGCATACCCCGCCTGATACCCAACAGCCGTGTTGCTGCTTGCGGTGGTGTTGAAGGCTAACGCATCTTTACCTACTGCAACTATAGAAGCACCTGTTGTATTTCGTGTCAGAGCCTCTTTACCTATGGCTACGTTGTCTGCACCAGAGGTATTTGCAGTTGCCGCATTGCTACCCATAGCCGTAAGACTATCTGCGGTGTTTGCAGAACCAGCCCCGTTACCAACAGTTGTATTGTTAGCACCTGTTTGGTTTGAGTAACCAGCATTTTTACCTAAGTTTGTGTTAAATCTACCCGTAGTATTTGAGTAACCTGCGGTAGTGCCTACTGATGTTAGGTTGTCACCCGTAGTATTGGCATACCCAGCCTGATACCCAACTGCTGTGTTGCTGGATGCGGTGGTGTTGGAGAATAGTGCAGAATACCCAACAGCCGTATTACTGCCGCCAGAAGTATTAGCTTGAAGTGGGCCGTTGCCGCCAAGGGCAGTATTGTTTGCACCTGTGGTATTAGTTTGCATTGCTGCCGCACCATAAGCAGTGTTTTGTGCGCCAGAAGTATTTGCAGTTAAAACATTATTACCCATAGCGGTGTTAAAGTTACCACTCAAAGAACCATCATCCAACGCAGCATTACCCAACGCCACGTTGCCTGTACCAGTAGGATAATTTCCGTCCAGCTTAATTGTGCCGCCATTTACATCAAGATTACCATCAATATCAACAGCATCTAAGTTAGCTGTACCGTCTACGTCCAAGTCATCCGTAACCGTCAAATCGTCATCAACCAACAAGTCCACAACATTAAGCGTGGCAAAGGCATCAACTATCGCGGCACCAGAACCCGCGCCATCTGAGTAAACAGACTTGGTTTGACCCGCGGGAATTGTGACGTTAGCACCCGACCCTTGAGAAATAATGATGTTCTGCGAACCGCTGGTGCTGTTCTGAATAAACCACATCTTGCTGACCGTGTTAGGACCAAGAGTAATGGTGCAGGCGCTGTCCAGCGTTCCTGTATACTTTAAAAACAGGGCGCGGCCCGGATCAGTGGCACCGTCCGCAATGGTGGTGGCGTGTGTGTCCGCGTTAGTCGTAATAGCCTCAGTGCCAAAAGCAAACGCTTCAGCAATAAGTTCTAAGTTTGTGTTAGTTGTATCGCCCCAAGAACCCGATTGTTCTCCAGAGCCAATCTCTTCTAAGCGAAGATCGTTTGTATATACGCTTGCCATGTTGTTATCCTATGCTGCGAGGCCATGCTCAATCTCAACCCAATCCGGTGTTTGAACAACCGTGATGTTTGTAAAGTTAGACGTTTGAGCAACCGTGATATTTGTAAAGTTAGACGTTTGAGAGGGAATTATGTTACTCCAAGCAGACCTTAATTTGCCTATTTGACCCGTAGCACTAACCCCAGTAACCTCAACGTTTGCGGCTCCTACAATGGTTGTAGTGCCTATGGCAGAAGTCATTTGAACTTCTGTGTTTGTTGTAAAAAAGCTGCCTAACGCCGAGGTGCCCGCAACTCCCGTTACAGAAACGTTGGCCTCACCAACCACCGTTACAGAGCCAACTGCTGCCGTTCCAACTAAGGAACCCACAAACCCAAAGGCGTCTCCCGAGACGTTAACAGTCTGACTGTTAACAGAAGCGGTCGCAGTTAATGGAAAGGCAACGTTGGTATTCCAAGTACCCGTGTTCCATCCTTGTATGGAGCTATTCCACCCCTGAAAGGCTGCAACCGGATCAGCCATTAGGCTATCCGAATAATCGCGTTAGAAGCATCAGCCGTGGGAAACACAATCGTAAAGTCGCCAGAACTAGCCGCCTTATCCGCGCCAAAATCTAGAACACAAACCGTCGGATCACCGGATGCCGCCTCGTTAAAGATTAACGCGCCCCGCACTCCCGAAATAGTAACCGTAGAAAACACCTCGTCAGCAAAATCTGTAAACGCCGTGGTGCTACTTGACGTAGGTGTTACACTGGTAAGAAAGTTGCCCTTCGCGGTGTAATTTGTACCACTGATTTCGTTGCTAGAAGTGTACGCGGTTGTTGCCGCGGTAAAACTGGCGCTGTTATCATACAAGGCCAGTTTAAATTGGTCGCTTGCTGCCGTGAAGTTGTGTACGCCCTTCATCAGTTCTACTTTGAACGACGTGCATAGAAAGTTTCCACTGAAAGCCATCTACATTTTCCTTATATATTCGGCCAACTTGGGCTGACCCGCATCTTTTATTGCATTATATACCGTAGTACGGTCACTTTGGATAGCCTGTTTCATATACACCGAAATTATCTTCTCCATCTCGGAGCGATACGCGCGGGCCTGATCCCGTATGGCAGGAGGAGCGTTGTCGGAAACACCAATTATCTTGTTTACGCAACGCAACGCAGTTTCTTCCGGTGTAAAACCACGGTTATCCGTAGTCTCAACACCAACCTTAAAATCATTAGACATGGACACGCCAAAGGACATATTGTTCATTGTTTCGGCCTCACAACAGGTCCAGTACGGTATTCATCTGTAACTTCTTTAGCTTCTCCCAGCATCTTCAGTCCCATGATGGCCTCTCCAAACCGTTTTTCATACAACGCTTCCATATCCTGTTCACCCTTCATAAAGATGTAGGCTTCCATCAACGAGCCGTACAGCATGGCAATCTCAGCGTTGTCACTGAGCCACGAAACAGTGGTATCCGCTCCAATAGCTGCAATTACTGCGGTAGCCCCCGTGTCACTTCCGGTAATCGTCTCTCCAACAACATAATCTCCACTTGGAATCACAACAGTCAGCGTTGTGGAAGACGGTACAGAGTTAACTCCGCTAGATTGACCGCTAGTCGATCCAGTAATTGTATCCGCCGCGGTAAAAGTGCCCACAACACTGGTTAACGTTAGCGTAAAGGCGCTCTGCGTTAAACTTAACGGACGATAGAAGTAGTGTAGCTCAACATTGTAACCGCTGTCGGGTGTTGGAGCTAAGATGAAGTTTTGCAAGTCGTACTGCGCATAATACCGAGGAGGTCCCGTAACCGCAGCATTCGGGGTAAACGATTGAACAAAGTCAGAGTTTTTAAAGTCTAAAAATATCTGTTGAGTACTGTCACTGGTAAATGACAAAGAAAATGGAGCTAAAAAATCGTCAGGAGCATTTAAATACTTGTTTCCCGCGGTCAAGGTTCCCGCGGAGTTCTTTTGAAACAGGCTTAACTGGACGTTTTTTAAGATTCGCTCCTCCGTATTTTTAATAAAAATAGGAAGATTCTTAATAAACGTTGTCTCGTCGTTTTCAGTGTAATCCTGTATCGCTGTTTTAAGCGTTGTGTATGTGTAGCTCATGTTGTCACCGTGACCTCGCCTACCGAGCCTTCTAAAGCTACAGTGTTGTTTATTTCAGTTGGAAGTTCCGCGGTTCCCGACGTAGACCAGTTTCCGTTTCCTAAATAAATAATTCCGTTGGTAGTTTTAACCATAAAAGGCGTGTTTGTATCAGGACTTTGAGGACGCGCATCTTTTAAAGCCTGTGGATCAGAAACTTCTCTAAATGGTCCTAGTTGAGGTTGCTTGGCTTCCCACTCGTCCCTGCCAACTAACAAGCCGTTCCACTCTTTTCGCATGTCTTTATACCGATACCGAAAACCGGATCGGTCAGAAATTGCAAAAGCGTTTTTTCCACTTGCAAATTGAGACATCAGCCCGTCCTATAGTACTGATACTGCGGAACCACGTTAAACGAAGCCCTGTCACGGTCTTCCGTCATAGCGCGTTCAAACTCTTCCTCATACATGGCTTTCAATAGTTGTACGCGCTGCGGGGCTCGTTTTACCGAGATATAATAAGCCAAACCCGCGGCCAAACAGGGGTAGAACCTAAACGGCATGTCCAGAGTATTGATATACGTGTCCGCGTCATCCATACGCGTGAGTGCATTATAATACACAACATCGGTGTTGT